TATCCTACCTTTCAGCTCTGCTTCTTGCATACCTGTCATACAAACTACAACATCAGCCCAAGCAAGTAGCACATCATCTACTACAATTAGAGCAAAGTCCTCGGAAAGCCCTGCTGACCTAGTGTTGTGTCCATACTCCCTGTTAATTACAACGCTGGCTGTAGGGCTGCGTAATAGGCCAGCACTGCATACGCACAGTACTTTAGGTGATGGTCCTTGACTAGGGTTATTGGTGTTATGTAGTCTATTAAGTTTCATTTAATTTTTCCATTCATTAGGTAAGGTATTTAAAGTGAACCATCTAAATCCATTCAGTTCTGCCCACTCCTTGTGTGTTAGCTTAGTGCCATCCTTTCTCTTACCAGCACCGGGCATGGGCACATATGGATTCATAAAGACAAATACAATTTCTATTTCAGGATTAGATTTCTGTACTGCTTGGTACTTACGTGCCTCTTGTCTAGTACGAAATCTTCCTTTAGCTTCAATGAACGTAGTAGGGTCTGCTCTAGGTACAAAGTCTGGTATGTACTCTGCTTCCCATGTGTACCCTACACGGCATGGCTCGTAGTCACATGCTGTTAGTTTCTTCTTTAGAGTTACCTCGAACTTTGATCTTGGCATCCATATTACCTTTCATTCTTTTAATGTTCTTATACCTAGAAAGACGAAACTCCACAGCACCTTCCTGCAATGCTACTTTAGTGGCTAGGCCTATGTATGAAGACTTAAAATGTCCAATAGGTTCTAGTACATTTTTAAATTTATCAATAGCTTTTATTAATTCTTTTAGATAAGAAGGATCGTACTCAGATAACTCCATTACAAGGTACTCAAAATCAAAGTTATCACCTTTATATTTATAGGCTCTTCCGTCTTCTAATTCAAACCAGCACTCATCTCTTAACTTATATATACCTGCTCTATTATAATAAGGCTCTGTTTTTTTATAGTAAAAAAGTGTATGGTTCCTGATCTTTTTATTGAAGGCTGAGTTGGAGGCTTGCCACTTATGTAAGGGTAGTACTTTTAAATTACTCATGGCCTTGCTCTTCTACGGGTTCATGGATAGGTGGCATCCAAAGGTCATCGGGTTGTCGCCACATCCATAGCAAGCGGCCTTGATCTAAGAAGTACTGCCAGTCGTATCCTTTATCTTCGTATACTTTCCATACTATACTACACATACGCTCTGGTGTCAAGGCATTTTGCAGGATATCCTTAGCTTTTATTGCACCTATGCCCTTGACTCCTTTGATATTGTCAGTAGGATCACCACTAAGTAACTGACGATAGAAGTTAAGATCAGCTTCCTCTGTTGTAACATAGTAAGCCTTGGCTGCGTCGTAGTTGTAATGCCATCCTGCTGTGTTGTCTAAGTCCTTATCAATAGACACAATCACATTAGTAAGGGGATTAGCAAGGCACTCATAGCTAACTATATCATCTACTTCACAACCATGAGACTCTACTGCATCCCAGGCAGACAGTAAGTACTCACGAATCTCCTGCTCATGTATAGGCCTAGATGATTTGTCTCTCTGTCCTTTATAGTTAGGGTCAATGTCATATCTAAAGTTATCCTTACCACTAATGTATACACCATAGGTAATGCACCGTGGGTGATTAACTATCTTTTCCATAAGGTGCTTAGTATTAGCAAGGCTATGACTTAGTGGTCCCGCTGTCTTTTCCATCCAGAACTCGTACTCGTCAACATCTTCTCCTGCAAATTCTATTGCTTCCGCCTTGTACTGAAAGTTAGCAACTGCCTGTCCATTACTTCCTACGTACCAACGCCGTACCTCGTTAGCACAGCCTGCCTTGTATATGGTGCTATCCGCATCAATTAAAAAGTGCATACTATCTATGCCTCCAAAGGTTTAAGAAGAGTTAAGGCCACATGACGTGGCCCCTAGGGTATTAATTAAGTGTAAACTCATCTTCATTCATCAGCTGGCTCAACGCACTATCCATATGATTTGCAATATAGATTGCATTGGGTAGAGCAGACACTGTACTCTCCTCTGTCTGGTATCTCTTATTAATTACTACCCAGTTCATACGTTCAGCGTTGTGATAAACTTCCGTGCGATACTTACGAACTTCATAAGTACTGTTACTGTAGACTACCGTATCTTCCATAACTGCTTCCTTAAAAGTCATCTTCTGGTGTACCCATGGCCTTCTCTAGCTCTTCCTCGTACACACCCCCATTAGCTACAACCTTGTCACACTTGACGTGGAACTGGTTCGTAAGGTCATCAATGTATGCCATTACAGCATCAGCTTGGTCACCCTTCTTAGGTGGAAGAGCAAGGGCACCATTAGACACAAGCAAACTTGCTACCTCAATAGCTGCATTACGTGCTGACTGGTACTGAATAGACAGCTGAGTAGCACCGTATCCTCCACGACCTCCAGCCTTAGCAGGAGCTGCTTCAGGGGCGGGAGCTGGTGTCTCTGCTGCTGCTGGCAAAACACGTACAGAGGGTACTACTACGTTCTTGAATCGCCCGTTCTCTTTCCAATCAAAGCTAATAGTCTGCCCTTCTGTAAAGGAAGGAGCTGAAAAGCCATAGCCATACCACTCACCACTTACTACAATGTTGAATGCTTTGCCGTTGTTTGCAATTTTTTCTACTATACCTGATGTATTCATAATACCTCGTAATTATTAAGATACCCACTCGAATGGCGGGTCTATTGACTCTGTTGTTTCTTCGCCTTCACTCCAATGTGAACCAGCTTTAAAGCCAGTACCCAATGGCACGTTGAACTCTATATTATACACTGCTTTAAGGTAATTGTAAACAGAATGTGTAAAACAATCTACACTTATTTGTCGCACTTCTTCTAGCTCATCAGGGTGTACCTCCATGATAGCACTGTCATGCACTGTGTTAACGATGAAGCTTTGCATACCCCTGTTACGTAGCTCATGCCACAAGTATGTCAAAGCAATGGGAATAATATCTGCTGTAGCAAAACTCTGAACAGGGTAGTTGCATATCTGTGTAGAATTTACAACATAGCTCGACCCTCGCTGGACTCTAGTTCCCGGATAGTAGAACACGAGGCCTGTAACTGTGCGTAGTTCTTGAGTTGCGAGTGCTTCGTCAATCCAACTCTGTTGGGCAGAAGTAATACCCGGATACTTCTCTTTGAAAGCTGTGTAATAGGTTTGTTCAGCATCTGTTCCACTTGCACCTCCGAATAACGGTTTAAAGGTATGGGCCTTTGCCTCCTGCCTAGACGTATCTTGTCCAGCGTCTGTCATAGTCTGTGCAGAATAACTATGTACATCGAAGCCTTCACGTATGTCATTAACTGCGCGCTTGTCTTGTCCAAGGAACGCAGCAACACGGAACTCTAACTGAGCACCATCAATCTCTGCTACTAGCCAGTCAGTAAAACGAGCAGTGAATAACTTCTTGTACTCTCGTGGTTGGTTTTGAAATTGAATGCTGTACTTAGAACCACTGCTACTAAGGCGTTGTGTTCTAGTTCTAGTCTGGTTGAATTGTGCTAAGAGAAGGTCACCATTGTCTACACACTTTTTGTATGTATTAAGGGACTTGGTTAACTTAGCATTGAGATTAGCATACTCAGCATACAATGTCAAGAAGGATCTTTGACTCTCGCTCTTGCCTTTCAGACTAAGAATGGTAGCACTGTCGGTCTTGTATCCACCGGCAGGCGTCTTCTGTATCTTGCCTCTCTTGATAGGTTCAGCAATACCTAGGTCTTCATAGATATATGTACCACGTTGCAGTGGTGAGTTAAGATTGATACCTCCTGTAATCTCACCCAGTTCTCTATACTTATCGTTGAACCGTGTCAGTACAGACTCATACTCTGCGTTAACTCTATCCTCATCAAGAGCTACACCATTACGTTCTATGTCTGCTAGTACAGGAGTAAGTATACACCGTGTCCATAGTACGGGCAGCTGTCCAGAATCTCTTAGCCTTTCTCTCTGCTTTAAAAATATCGCAAGGGTTGTGTTAACATCATAGATGCAGCGACGTTGTAGCATTGACTTAGGTAATTCAGATGGACATACTCCTCCCTTAATACACTTGTCAACATAGGCTTCCTTACCACCTAGATTGTAACTACTGGCCACCACGCCGAGGCCAAGACCCACACTAAGGCCGCCGTTAAGGACATACTCCCCAATAAGCGTATCGTACACTTTGACTTTACCCAAGTCCAAGCCCGCACGGGCCAGCCATTGTAACTCGAACTTGGCGTTGTGACAGACAATGAAATCTGCTCGTTCCAGTGCCTCAATAAGAGGTCCAACATCATACTCGGTTCCCCATAGTATTCTTGTTGTATAGTTATCTCTTTGTCCGAAGGGTCTACTACCTCCGACTTCCTCTGTTCCTTTAGTTCCCATCCCAGCCATATGGGTATTCCATACAGAGAGCACAAGTCTGTTGCTCTCATCGAGGGCAGATCCTTTGCTTTTATTTGTAGTTTCAAAGTCAAGCACGATGTAGTTGTCTGAGTCATAAGGCATCTCCTGTAAAAAATCTAACATAAGTCACTGTTTACCTCCTATCTTTAAGAGTTAACCGGCATTATCAAGAGCTGTAGACAGGTTCTGCAGTTCATCTAAGCCGAGTATAGTAGCCATAGATCCTCCCCAGAGAGGAGATGCTTGCATAATCACTTGCCTCATTGATACTACTCTATTCGCGTGACCTGTAGTACGCGAACCTGAAAAGAATACCCCTTCAACCTCTGTTACTCTTACTCTGCCATATCTATAAGCTTGAGGGCCTAATTCACGCCATGCAGTGCCAACTGCTATACCATACTTCTTTCCCATTGCGTCGATTATCTCTCTAAACTTGTCAATATCTACATCTTTAAAGTCAAATGCTACATCATAAATTGACATTCATACCTCCTGTTATACTCAGTACTTTAGATAAGTGAGGGTCAATGATCACTGGTATGTGGCTATGATCAGAGCTAATTTTATTCTTAGTCAGGCATAGCATACGCTTATTCTGTTGCTCATACGTATCATCCATGCCGATACCAATCATAATATCCATCTGTCCTTGAACACCTACGTTGCTGTAGTACATATCATTCTTTTCTATACCAAGCTTACCATAGGCACTGTCGCTTGCTTGGTGTACAATGATGCTAACAAGGCCATACTGTTTGGCAATAGATCGTATCTTGAGAGCAAGGTACTCATTCTTTTCTACCTTAGTAAACATGGCACGTGTCTCCATGTTAGCCATCTGGTCTACTATAAGAATGTCAGGCTCGTACTTATCTACCATGCGTTTAATATCAAACACACTGCCCGGTGCCATCTCATAAAATACTAAGTTGCCATAGCCATTGTTATAAGCACGTTGCCTAGCTTCTGCTTTGTGCAGCATCATCTCATCACGAGACATGCCAGATAACCGTGAGTAGAACCTGCTAAGCATGGACATGGCGGGGTCTTCATTGCCACAGTACAGTACCTTATACCCATCCTTCATAAAACCACAAGCAGCGTTGATAGCAATAAGACTCTTGCCTACCTCAGTTGGTGCATAGATAGCTATCTGTGTGCCGGGTACTACACCACCGCCAAGCTTCTCATTAAGAGAGAGTGGGTATACCTTGATTAAGTTGTCCCTATCAAATGCACGTAGTACATCATCAATGTCTGTCTGAATGAATACGTTACCATCATCATCAGCTTCAGCCATCTCTCGATAGTGATTAACTTTTTCAAGGTAGTGCTCAATCTCCCTGTCCTGATTACCAAGCAGTGCCTCTGCTAGACGTTGCTGTGCAGCATTGAGCTTAACCTTGCGGAACTCAGACAGTACGTTAGGTATCGACACCTCTTGCAACGTACGAATTATGCCTTCAAAGGTATCGCTATGCTTAGGGTGGTCACTCTTGATATGATCAATTAGAAATTCTTTATCAATGTGATCAGCATCAACATCATTGTCGTAGTACTCTTGTACCTTATTAACAATGATTGCACCCTGATCAGAGAAGTCCTCATCAGGGTCCATGACTGGACCAATGCTATCATACGCTGCTCTGTCATGTATCAGTGCCGATATTATACGGCTCTCACTCATTCAACCACCTCTCCTGTAAGTTTATCTACTATTTTTTGTAAATCTTTTGGTCTAATTCTAACTGAAAAATCACTATCATAAGAAGAATAAACCTCTTCTGCTAAGTCTTCACCGGTGTTGCAGTACAGCAGTAGTCTAATCTTAGGATCGATTATTTTCTTCTCTAGTATAACACTGTAACTGTGCAGATAACAGGGATTATAGCAATATAACTCTAACCCCTCATCATACACAAAGCTAAACGTATCATCATCGGTAATGGCCTGTCGCACAAGGCGACGAATAGCACCCTTAGCTATATTACTACTTTTAAGTTCTAGAACTATCCGAAACATTAGGGATACTCCCCATGTATACACTTGTATAACTCACGGCTGCTTAGTTCTTCGCTGGCTATACCTTGTGGCATATGGGCAGAAGAAAAGCTAATGCGAATACCTTTAGAATTCATGCTTACTAGGTAGTAACCTGACTGTCCTGACTGTGTTGTAGTGGCATGCCCTTTAAAAATCTCAGCATATAAATTTGAGGGGCTACCATAACTAATGAAACCCCTTGGATACCTGCTCACCACCTCTATTAAACATCTCCGTGCTATACCACTGTTAAGTATTACAAAGGTTTTACTCATGTATTAACTAAAGGTTTACCATACACTGCTTGATATAAATTCATTGCAAGGAGTGTAGGAATACTTGGGGCTGGGGCATATAAAATATAATTAATTAGGATATGTTTTGGATACATAGCTACAATATAGTGCCCTCTGTTTCCATAGG